GTGACACCACCAGCCCGTAGTCGTAGAAGTGTAGCTTTCGCTGGAGGAGCTCAATCGAGTCAAGAGAAACAGGTTGATAAATCCGTCTTAAGAGATTTGATTCAAGACTTGGAAACTCGTTTGAAAGACTTGGATGATATTGATCAATCTGTCATCGACGCTGCGAAGGTCATTCTCGGAGAGGGTCAAGAAGCCCTTAGAAATGCTGACTTGACAGAGACAGGCTTGAAAGAGATGACTGCTAAGGTCAAGGAAGCACTCGAATCCTTGAAAGGCAATCAAGCGACTAAGGATGAAGAAGAAACGAAAGAAACAAGGAAAGAGCAAGGTCATCTCCCATATGGTACCATGATTGGCAGCCTGCTCGCCCTTCTTGGTCTCCTTCTCTTCCTCATCGCTCGTCGTAAGAAAGAGTCAGAACTCAAGAAATTGACCAAGGAATTGACTAAGGTTCTGCAAGAAAGCGACCTTACAAGTGTAGATGTCAAAGTCCTTGACCAAGCACGAGAAGCTCTCGCTCAAGCGGTTGCCTTCCTAGCCAATGAGAAAGAGTCTGACTACACAGAAGATGAGTTGATTGAGAAACTCAAAGCTATTCTTGCTCAGTTAAGATAAGCAAAGTTTAGACGAGTCGGAAACTAGCTGGAATAGTGATTGAAAGAATGTTGGAAAAACTCAATTTGAGGTGAACATTCAGAAAGTCTTTCTCTGATAAAACGCATAATATCAAGCTTTTTAAGGCAAGGTATTATGCGTTTTTATCATTTTGAAACTTTTTGTTCCATCCTTTTTGTGATATTTTTCTCTCATTTCACAAACATTTTATATTTGGATTTTATAATAAGATATAGCTTTCCAGTTTTTACTATACTTTGATATTCAAATATGTTATACTATGATTATCAAAGTAAATAAAAGGGGTTACGAACATGACGCCAGAAGAAATGTACCTGACAGAGCGATTAGACGTACAGATAGCTCATTTTTTAAAGAAAAGCGTTCAACATCGTAGACGCTATAAGGTATTAAAAATAACAGAAATCGTGGCAGGTTTTCTCATAGCTGTCTTTTGTGCTATTCCTATGCCAGGTGATCGCTACCGTTTGATTTCGGTTGCCTTGTCCAGTCTAGGCTTGCTGTGTGAGGGGATTCTCAATTTGTATAATGCCAAGGAACACTGGATTTCTTACCAAAAGACTGCGCAACTCCTGGAAAGGGAAAAATTCCTCTATCAATGTCAAACAGAGAAATATGCAGGAAAAACCAAGGCTTTTGCCCTATTTGTCAAGACATGCGAAGGTCTTATCTCAGAGGAAATTAACCAGTGGGAAAGTATCCAGTCAAAAGAAGTGGCAGCTAGTGCAGATGCTCCAGTTAAAAAAGAATAGGAGGTGGAGGAAATGTCTCAATCCAGCTACCTTTTGCCCTTGCTCTGGTTAAAAAAAGAAGCCGACAAGGAAAAGATGAGCGCGACTCAGTGCCAGATATTTTTCTTTTACTATCAACTGTTTGAACTCTTATTTGCTAGAGAAAGCGACTTGAGAGACTTATGTCTGGGAAGGCAAGGTTTTTATTTCTCGCAGTTAGAGAAAGATTTGCTTTCTGGAGTTTCCCACTTTCTAAAAAACTTGGAGGGAAAAGGGGCTCTCAAGGCTAACCAAGAAGTATCAGCTCGCAAAGCCCTTTTTTTAGCCTTGACAACTAGCCAGCCAGATTGGCAGGAGTTAGCTCCTGTTTTTGATTTTTATCAGACTATCGGGAGACTTGAACATCCTTCTCTCTTGAGTTCTCAGGACAGACAATATCTGATGTGGATTTACCAGTCAGCTTTGGAGAAGGATTATAGTGTCAAGGTAATTGGCGACAAGCATTTTGTATTGAAGAGACAAGATGCTACTAAATTGACAGGGCGCCAAACTCAAACTTTGGAAATTCTGAGTCAATCAGAAGACTTGGTCAATCCTGTCTATGTTACATTAGGAGAAAAGGGGGTGCTCTTGCTTGATTAAGAGAGGAGATGTTGTAGCTCTTTATTTGCCTTTTCCAAGTATTAGTAGCGATTTGGCTGTGAAGAATCATATGTATATCTGTATTGACAACAGCATGACTAAAAACAAAGAGTTGGTTAAAAATCAGACCTTCAAACCAGCTCTCTTGACCAGACGTTTGGTCAAGAATTTTATGATAGAAGAGCCAGATCTAGCTCGTAATCCTTTTACAAGACCAACCTTGATTGACTTAGATAAGGTATTTATGTTGGATAATACGGTCATTCCGACTTCTTATCTAGCCAGACGGCGACGCAATGTCTCAAAAGAATTGTACGAGGAAATTTTGGATCACTTAGTCCAACCACGGCTGATTTCGCTGAACAAGTCTGAGTTTATGCAACTCAATCCAGGAACTTATTAGGAGGTAGAAGATGACAAATAAAGCAGTAAATGACTTTATACTAGCTATGGATTATGATAAAAAGAAACTCTTGACCCATCAGGGAGAGAGTATTGAAAATCGTTTCATCAAAGAGGGGAATCAGCTACCCGATGAGTTTGTTGTTATCGAAAGAAAGAAGCGGAGCTTGTCGACAAACACAAGTGATATTTCCGTGACGGCTACCAACGATAGTCGCCTCTATCCTGGAGCGCTTCTCGTAGTGGATGAGACCTTGTTAGAGAATAATCCCACTCTTCTTGCGGTCGATCGTGCCCCAATGACTTATAGTATTGATTTGCCTGGTTTGGCAAGTAATGATAGCTTTCTCCAAGTGGAAGATCCCAGCAATTCAAGTGTTCGCGGAGCGGTAAACGACTTGTTGGCTAAGTGGCATCAAGATTATGGTCAGGTCAATAATGTCCCAGCTAGAATGCAGTATGAAAAAATCACGGCTCACAGCATGGAACAACTCAAGGTCAAGTTTGGTTCTGACTTTGAAAAGACAGGGAATTCTCTTGATATTGATTTTAACTCTGTCCATTCGGGCGAAAAGCAGATTCAGATTGTTAATTTTAAGCAGATTTATTATACAGTTAGCGTAGATGCTGTTAAAAATCCAGGAGATGTATTTCAAGATACTGTAACGGTAGAGGATTTGAGGCAGAGAGGAATTTCTGCCGATCGTCCTTTGGTCTATATTTCGAGTGTTGCTTACGGGCGTCAGGTTTATCTCAAGTTGGAAACTACGAGTAAGAGTGATGAAGTAGAGGCTGCTTTTGAAGCTTTGATAAAAGGAGTCAAGGTAGCTCCTCAGACAGAGTGGAAACAGATTTTGGACAATACAGAAGTGAAGGCGGTTATTTTAGGGGGCGCCCCAAGTTCGGGTGCCCGAGTTGTAACAGGCAAGGTGGATATGGTAGAGGACTTGATTCAAGAAGGCAGTCGCTTTACAGCCGATCATCCAGGTTTGCCGATTTCTTATACAACTTCTTTTTTACGGGACAATGTAGTTGCGACCTTTCAAAACAGTACAGACTATGTTGAGACTAAGGTGACAGCTTACAGAAACGGAGATTTACTCTTGGATCATAGTGGTGCCTATGTTGCCCAATATTACATTACTTGGGATGAATTATCCTATGATTATCAAGGTAAAGAAGTTTTGACTCCTAAGGCTTGGGACAGAAATGGCCAGGATTTGACGGCTCACTTTACTACTAGTATTCCTTTAAAAGGGAATGTTCGCAATCTCTCTGTCAAAATTAGAGAGTGTACCGGGCTTGCCTGGGAATGGTGGCGTACGGTTTATGAAAAAACTGATTTGCCACTAGTGCGTAAGCGGACGATTTCTATTTGGGGAACGACTCTTTATCCTCAGGTAGAGGATAAGGTAGAAAATGATTAGGAGAGAAGAATGTTTGCGACAAAAAGAGGCGATGATCTCTCTGCGAATATCTGAAAGTTTATCTCTTGCCTAGCGATTTTCCTTTGGACTAGGCTCGTGATGTTAAAATGAGTCTATCAAATAGGATGTGTAAAAAAGTAAAAAGGGTAGTGAAACTCCTTGCTATACAGGGAATTAGCTACCTTTTACTTGTTTTAGAAGTACCAGTGTACTAGTATAACTTCAGTATCATGTGAAATCAAAAAGAGCATACATTTCTGTTTCAGGAACATATAAATTATAGTTTTGTTTAGAAACTCTTCTATTGATTTCTTAGAATACAATAGTGCCTATAAGAACTGTTGAATTTCAAAGTATTTACTTGAACTATGATATGTCTGGAGTAGACTGTCAACAAAAGGTGCAGTATGATTGTTTTTGTCGCTTATATCTATAAACTCAAAACAGTAGCTTGAGCGGACTTTGTCAAACTTTCTATTTTCAGATAATGGTCTAGTTTGTTTTTTGAATGTTGATAGGGATGGAAAGGCAAGGAAATATTGGCAACCAAAGTGCAATCCTAGTTGGATTTACTGAATAAAATCCATTTCCTCTAGTGAAAATCGAAAAAACTTGTGTTATAATAAGAAAGATTAAAATGTGAAAAAGGAGATTCCTAATGGGACGTAAATGGGCCAATATCGTAGCCAAGAAAACGGCTAAAGATGGAGCTAACTCTAAAGTATATGCAAAATTTGGTGTAGAAATCTATGTAGCAGCTAAAAAAGGTGATCCAGATCCAGAATCAAACTCAGCCTTGAAATTCGTTATCGACCGTGCTAAACAAGCCCAAGTGCCAAAACACGTTATCGATAAAGCTTTGGACAAGGCTAAAGGAAACACAGACGAAACCTTTACAGAAGGACGTTACGAAGGTTTTGGACCAAATGGTTCTATGCTGATTGTTGATACCTTGACTTCTAACGTCAACCGTACAGCGGCTAATGTCCGTGCAGCCTTTGGTAAAAACGGCGGAAACATGGGTGCTTCAGGTTCGGTTTCATACCTCTTCGATAACAAGGGTGTTATTGTATTTGCAGGTGAAGATGCGGACGCGGTCTTTGAGCAATTGCTAGAAGCAGATGTGGATGTGGATGATGTAGAAGCAGAAGAAGGTACAATCACAGTTTACACAGCTCCAACTGACCTTCACAAGGCTATCGTTGCCCTTCGTGAGTCAGGTATCCAAGAATTCCAAGTGACTGAATTAGAAATGATTCCTCAGTCAGAAGTGGAATTGTCAGGCGATGACCTTGAAACCTTTGAAAAACTTTACAGCGTTCTTGAAGACGATGAAGACGTACAAAAAATCTACACAAACGTAGACGGATTCTAATGACAAAAAAATAACCCTTGGAAATACTGGATTTTCAAGGGTTATTATTATTTTGTGCGAATGAAAGGGGCAGGAAAGGGGCAAAATTAAAAAATACTATCTAACGTTTCTACGAGTTTACCCTCCATATCTTGTGTAGTGTGGGAGTATATTTCTAAAGTCATTTTTGCGTTTGAGTGACCAACACGATCCATTATTGATTTGATAGGTAATCCAGACTCTGCTAAAAACGAGATGTGAGAATGTCTGAAAATATGACTAGATAAATTTTTTTCTATTCCAGCTTTCGCACCGTATTTTTTTATAATTTGAATAAAAGATGCTAATGTTATTGGGCTATTCCAGACTTCTAAGCAAAAGATATAATCATCATCTTTTAGCGGCTGATGGCGTTCAGTGAGGCGGATCACTTGACGCTGTATGGCCTCTATAACCGCATCTGATACCAATATTGTTCTAATGGATTTTGCGGTTTTTGGCAATGTTTTTATTTTGTTTACTGAATCAAAATTACCTGTAATCTCAATTTTTTTATTTTGGAAGTCTATATTTTTGAGTTGTAATGCTGTCAACTCTCCATATCTCATACCAGTAAGAGCAAGAACCGTTACCATATCGGCATATTTTTGTTGATACGGTTGATTGTTTAGTGCGTCTATTAATGTTTTGATTTCTTGCATAGTCAAAAACTTGTTGCGCTTTTTTTCAATATCTTCTAAAGTTTCCGGCTTTTTAGGAATAACCGTGTAATTAACCTCGTTATTTCCGATATAGGAGTATTGAACTGCATAATCGAAGACGCTTTTGAGTCTGCTGCGGACTCTATAAGCTGTATGATAGCCATTGCTATCAATAATATTTTCAATCTTGCTCTGGATATATCGTCTATCGATATTAGCTAGTAAAGTGTCAGATGGTATTTCTTTTTTCATAGTTGCATCAACAAAAGTATAATTGTGTTTTGTAGATGCTTTTACTGTTTGTGCCCATGATTTATAGAAAAGGTTATAGATTTCTTCAAATGTAATGCTTTCTACTTGTTTTGTGCTGAGTTTTTTATTTATCTTCTCTTGCAACAAGATAGCAGCTTGATTTCTTGCCTGGGGAGTTTTCTTCTCCATCGTGACTGACACTTTTTTTAATTTCTCAGTATATGGATCTTTATATCGCTCAAAAAATTTGTATTTCCCGTTGGGAAGTTCTTCCATCCACATTGCGTTTACCTCACTTTTTTGTTAAAATGGGTATAAGAAAACGACCTTTTGAATGGTTGTTTCTTATACGTAAGTTCCTCACACTCAGAGTCGCCAAACTTTGCGAGTGTGGGGATTTTTTGGCGAGACGCCATACTGTTAAATCTAGGTAGTAAGTTAAGTCACTTTTACAAGAAATGACTCTATTAGTTTCAATATTGAGGGTTTTATATGGTCCTCCTCTACCTATAAGAATTGCATCATATCTGTAATTAGGATTAGATATGTATGACAATTTGTTCCCATCAACAAGAAATCATCATGGAAAATAATCTTATCAACACTAGAACCGCTATAATTATCTATCTTTTTCTTGTTTTGCAGTGAAATGTCCGAACAAAAACATCATGAAACTAAATAACAGTAGTATGACTCCGAAAGGAGGAGTCAGAAAAAGCAGTATTATAGAAATTACTAGATAAAAAAGCGATGCCTCTTTGTAATCTTTTGCTGTGTGTTGCTTCTTGTTATTAGAGGTAAGAATAGATTGCTGTTTGTTGGTGACTACTTTCTTTTTTCTCTTTTTGGATGATTTAAACAAATCTGAAAGTCCAAAGGTTGTCTTATGATAAACTTTGTTATACATGGCTTTCTTTGGATTTTTAACCCATCCCATCCCTTTCTTACCATATCCTGGGATAATAGCTTTTTTGACCTGTCTTTTCCATTTGCTAGTAGTTCTAGCTTTTAAACTTCTGGTTAGACTTGGTTTTCTCATTCCTATTTTCATAAGTTTCTCCTTTATCCAATTAGCGACTTATACTCCTCTTTTACCATGACTTCATTCGTCATGGTTTTTAGATTGTAGTAAGACATGAATTTGAGGTAATCAAACTCTGTGGGGTCGTCTAAGTTTTCTAGTGCGTCTTTTACGAGATGATGGATCATATTCCTATCAGCTTCGTTTTCACAGCGTAGACGGGCGTTCTGGTACTCTGAGCGTGTGTGGTCTTTGTGTCCAAGTTCGTGTAGGGCGACTTGGATTTGTTGTTCAGGAGTCAAGTTGTGGTCAATAGCGAGTACGTTTGTGTCTGGATTGTAGAAACCGCTACTGTGCCAGTTTGAACCGTCGAAAAGACAAAGTTCTACTTGATATTCTTCGCAGAGTTTAGCGAGTGTCATAGTTCTCCTTCGTTATTTATAAACATCTCTGCGGTGGGCGATTTCCACGGCTAGGACGACTAGTTTATCGTCTTGGATATCACAGATGATGCGGTAATTCTCTACTCTGTATCGCCAGTAACCTGCAAGGTTGGCTTTTAATGCTTTTCCATGTTGTCGTGGATTTGTCGTGTTTTCAATGTTTTTAGCAAGCCAGGATAGGATTTGTTTTTTGGTTGGGGTATCTAGTTTTTTAAGTTGCTTGAGAGCTTTTTTATCAATATCTAACCGATACATTAAGCAATATCCTCTCGAGTTAGTCCTAGTTCATCCAAGACCTCATCCATGGTATAAGTAACTGGGTCGGCTAAATACTCCATATAGGCTTGGTCAGCTGCTCGTGCGTCTTCGATATCTTCCATGAGTGCCATGAAGTCGTCAAAATCCATGGTCGTTGTGTCGATACCGTGTTTGTTTAGGTAGTCCGTGATGTAGGAGTTTTTTTCTGTGAAGTTGATAGTGATAGTCATTAGCGTTCTCCTTTGCTTTTGAAGTGGGCGGATAGGACGGATGTGATGAAGTCGATATCATCTTCATTTAGTGGTTTCCCGTCAAATAACATGGTGTTGGCTGCTGCTTTGCGTAAGTCTATGATTTGTCCGTTTACTTGAGCAAATTCATCACTCCCAGCGATGGCAGGATTATCCGTGCGACCAAGCAAATAGTCAGTGGACACGTTGAAGTAGTCGGCGATTTCTTGTAATCGTTCGGAGCTGACCTTTTGTCGCTTTAAAGAATACAGAGTGTTTTTACTGTATCCAAGTTTTTCTTCTACTTGATTTAGAGATAAGCCTTGTTTTTTTGCTAATTCTCTAACTTTTTCAAATGTCGGAAACATTGTTAAATCAACCTTTCTAAGAGATTGACAAAAAATATTCAAATTATTTGTTTAAAATTGTTGACAAAATTAAATAAATGATTTAAAATAGTTTTTGTAAGTAAGTTACAACTAAAAAAACAACTAAGAAATAAATTATAAAAATGTTTTGGCGAACCGTATTTATAGATTTATTAGTGTTTTTATTATGCTTTCATTTTAAATTATTTGTTTAAAATAGTCAAGCGAAAAGATAAAAAATAGTTAAAATTTTAGTTGTTTCTTATTTACAAATAAGTAAAGAGGGAGGAACGTATATGCCAGATATCACAAACGGTCGTGAGAAAGTCAATGCTTTTCTGAAAGACAAAGGCATTAAAAAAACAACTCTAGCGGTTGCTTATGGCTTTAAACGACAGGAAGTAACAAATATTCTAAGTGGAACGACTAAAGGTCCACGAGCGAACAGTTTCATTCTTCAAGTAATTGAAGATTATGGGATTGAGTAGGAGGAAAGAGATGAGACCAAAACGATATCCATATAGCAGGATAAAACGAAAATTAACAATGAGCGCAGGAAATATAAGCGCTACGAATTTATCGGTAGGTTCTGTCGATGAGAAGCAACTTCAGAGGGTTATCGAGAAGTTAAAGAAGCTCATGGAAGGTTAATAAAGTATGGAACAATACAATTTACCTAAAATCGAAATTGATTGCGAAGAATTTACCGTTCATTCAGATAGCTTTTTTAAGTATCCAAAACATGAGTATCACTTTGCTAATGGTTATGGTGCCAGTGTAGTTCACAATAAGCATTCGTACGGACTTGAATTGGCAGTCGTCAAACACAACAAGAAAACAGGTTCGTGGGACTTAGATTATGAGTCAGGAATAACCGATGACGTGATTGGGCACATTAATGGCAAAGAAGAATTGGAAGAAATTCTTATTAAGATTTCGCTTTTATAAAACAAAAAGCACCTAACAGAAGTCAGGCGCTTATCAAAATAACTAACTGAATTATAACACGAAAGGAGCAAAAATGGAAGCAGTTGAAATTGTAAGAATTAAAGATGTGATTATTGAAAAAGTCTCTGCTAATGATGAAGAATTAGAACACATCTTTGGATGCTCAAAGCGACAAGCGGGAGACATGAGGCGTGAGATGAAGAAGTTGCCTAGCCAACAAAAACACCTCAGAAATGATGGCCAGCTTGTCACAATCAAAGGTTTTGATGCTTATCTGCAATATCGAGGCAGTCAGTCATGGAAGAAAGAAATGGTGAAAAGCAAGAAAATAAGGTCAGTCGGATGAACTTTTTAACAAAAATAAAAAATTGGTTGGAAAAAGAGAAAAAATTAAAGATTTAGAGGAGAGAGAACAATGAACGAACCGTCAATAGTTAGCCAGCTTTTAGGAAATGGCGCAGTGATTTTAGGGTTTATCAGCGCAGGTATTTTAGCTCATCAGTTAGAAAAGCAAAAAGAGGAAGAAAGACGAGAAGAGCAAGAATTTGCGTCTATGATTATTCAAGGGTATAACCATGCTTACGAACGTGGTAGAGAGGCAGAACGCCAAGAAATCCGCAAGAATATCCGTCGTCCGTTCAGGGGTTTTACATACGACAACGAACCGCCTGTAGGCTTGCGCCCAGAACCTCTGGCATTACCAGAGCCACGGAGAGTACAATATGCAAATCGTATGGGATAGACAAGCGTGGGATTTATCCATTTGCAAGCGTAGAGAGAAGATGCGTGTTCTAAAAATGATGGCGCATATGCAACATGAAATCGATGTTCTCAAGAAGCGATTGCAACAGGAACAATCTTTGAGAAAGAGATTAGAAGCAGAGAATTTTCAATTAAAACTAAGGAGAAAAAGATGGTAACGATTAATAAACTAGAAATCGAAAACGTCAAACGTGTTAAAGCGGTTAAATTAGAGCCATTAGCGACTGGTTTAACCATTGTCGGCGGAAATAACAATCAGGGGAAAACAAGCGTGCTGGACGCGATCGCTTGGGCGTTAGGTGGTAACAAGTACAGACCTAGCCAAGCTCAGAGAGAAGGAAGTACGATTCCGCCTAGCTTAAAAATCACGCTATCAAATGGCTTGATTGTGGAGCGTAGCGGAAAGAACAGTACTCTCAAAGTGATTGACCCGAGTGGTAACAAGGCTGGTCAAAACTTGCTGGATAGCTTTGTGGAAGAGCTGGCCATCAACTTGCCAAAATTCATGGAGCAGACTAGCAAAGAGAAGGCTAAAACTCTGTTGCAGATTATCGGAGTTGGTCCGCAACTGGCTGAACTGGAAATGCAAGAAAAGGCCAAGTATGACGAGCGTCACGCAATCGGTGTGATCGCTGACCAAAAGGAGAAGTTCGCAAAAGAACAACCTTACTATCCTGACGCACCGAAAGAACTAGTCTCTATCTCTGAGCTTATCCAACAACAACAGGCTATCCTTGCTACGAACGGCGAGAACGCCCGCAAACGTCAGAACTTAGTATCTATCAAAAATCAACACGACTCAGCAGCTGCAGAGGTTGAACGATTGGAGCAATTGCTGGCCGATGCCAAAGAAAAAGAAAGTCAGTTAGCTCAAGACTTGGCTATCGCGAATACCGATGCTATGGACCTTCTCGATGAATCGACTGAGGAGATTGAAAACAATATCGCAGAGATTGACGAAATCAATCGTAAAGTACGTGCTAATCTGGACAAGGATAAAGCCGAAGAAGATGCTAAAGGATATCGTGAACAGTACAAGGAACTTGATAATGTGATTGCTGATATCCGCAAGCAGAAGACAGACTTGCTCACCAATGCAGACTTGCCGTTGCCAGGCTTATCCGTGGATGATGGTGAACTGCTCTATCTTGGCCAGCGCTGGGATAATATGTCTGGTAGTCAGCAACTACAGGTAGCGACTGCAATCGTGCGTAAATTGAAACCAGAGTGTGGCTTTGTGTTAATTGACAAGCTGGAGCAAATGGATCAGTTGACTCTACAAGAATTTGGCGCATGGCTTGAGCAGGAAGGATTGCAAGCAATCGCGACACGAGTATCAACAGGAGATGAATGTAGCATCCTGATTGAAGACGGGTATAGCGTTAAGCCAGAGGTGGCACAGGCACCTAAAACATGGCAAGGAGGATTTTAAAATATGCAAATCACAAGAGGAAAACGGGCGCGAGCTCAAAAGGTAGTTATCTACGGTCCGGAAGGAATTGGCAAGTCCACGTTTGCTGCTGAATTTCCAAATGCTGTCTTCATCGACACGGAAGGTTCGACAGATAACATGGATGTAGCTAGATTAGACAAGCCGACCAGCTGGACCATGCTGATCAATGAGATTGCTTTCATTAAGGCAAATCCGACTGAGTGCGGGACACTCGTCATTGATACGATCGACTGGGCGGAATCCATGGCAGTTAATTACATCTGTTCGCAACATGGTAAGCAAGGGATTGAGGATTTTGGCTGGGGCAAGGGGTACACCTTTGTTCAGGAAGAAATGGGACGTTTCTTAAATAGCCTGTCTGACTTGGTTGATATGGGTATCAATGTAGTATTAACTGCACACGCTCAGATTAAGAAATTTGAACAGCCTGACGAGATGGGTTCTTATGACCGATATGAGCTCAAGCTTGGTAAGAAGACAAGTTCCCAGACAGCGCCGCTCGTAAAAGAATGGGCGGATATGGTTCTATTTGCCAACTACAAAACCTTAGTCATGACGACTGATAACGGCAAAAAGAAAGCCCAGGGCGGTGAACGTGTGATGTATACCAATCATCGACCAGCTTGGGATGCTAAGAACCGACATGGTTTACCAGATGAATTACCGTTCCATTATGCAGGGATTGCTCATATCTTTACTGTCCAACAAGTACAGGAGCCTGTGCCACAACCGCAGACAGTCGCTCCAGCACCTCAGCAGGCTGTTCAGCAAGCCTCTGAGCAAGTTCAAGAAGAATTGCCTCTCGATATGTCACAGGTGGCTGAAAAACCACAAAATGAAGCTCCTAGCACACCACAGGCAACGCTTACACAATATCACACGAACTTGCCAAAGAGTTTAACAGATCTCATGGCTCAAGGAAACGTGACAGAAGAAGAACTTCAAAAGGTAGCATACATTCGCGGGCATTTTCCACTAGGGACTCCTATCGAAAGTTTCCCAACTGACTACTGGGATATGATTGTCGCTCATTGGCAAGCAACTGTGGAAGTAATTGAAAATCAAGTTAGAAAAGAACCAGAATTGCCCTTTACGGTGTAGATTTTGGGAATTAGAAATCATAGCGAGATATAACAAGAGGTATCTATGAAAGATAAAACAATTAAAATCGACTTATCGAAAATTGCAAATACAGCCTTACAAGAGAAGGTTGACAAAGAACTTGAAAAAGTCCTTGATAACATTTTAGATCCAAATACGGAAGCTAAGGCTACTCGTAAGGTCACTATTACGCTGACGATGTCAACAGATGATGAACGTACAGTTGTTAAGACAGGCATGGAAGTCAAATCTACATTGGCACCGCAAAAAGGTGTTGCAACAACTGTTATTGTCGGTCGTGATGACGCTGGTATAATCCACGCTAATGAACTTAAAAGTGGTATCCCTGGGCAAACTTACTTTGATGACAATGGTGATATGAGAACAGATACTGGGGAACTCATCGAAAAAGTCGAACAACAAAATACAAATATTATTGATTACAACAAAAAGAAAGCAGGTAACTAACCATGACAGAAAATCTTAAAGAAGCATTATCTTATGCAGTTGAGTTAGCAGATAAAGAAAATAAAATTATTTCTTCATCAAATGGCAAGGAATATTTTGACATCAACAAGTATGACTTCAGAGAGCTTAGACCTCGCAAATACGCGCCGATTCTTGAACTTCAAACACTCAAAAGTTTAGTTGATTACCTCAAATCAGATAACGATTTTATCGGTGGTCATAGACTTATAGTGGTGGTAGAAAGTTATCAAAGAGTTTCCGTGTATGATCAAGTGGATGTTGAATATGGCAAACGTCCTCAACTTGTATCTGTAAAGGCATCTGTTCCAGTTATTCCCTTTAGTAATTGGTGTAATCAGGAAGAGTTTAATATTATGTTGCAATCTATGTTTATCAATGATGCAGATCGCAATCTAGTTTTAGATTTTGCTAGTCACTTAAAAATCGAAAAAGGGGCAGAGGCTCAAGATAACGGCATTACACAAACTGTGACTGTTCGTGATGGTGTAGCAAGTCTAGCACAGGCTAAGACTCCAAATCCAGTAACCTTACGACCATATCGTACCTTTAATGAAGTAGAACAACCAGCAAGTCAGTTTGTATTCAGAGTTAACAAATCAGCGAATCTAGCTCTCTTTGAAGCGGACGGAGGCAAATGGAAATTAGATGCTGTTAAAAACATCTCAGATTATTTAAAAACAGAACTTGCAAACAACGATAAAATCACAATTTTAGCATAAGGAGAAAAACAACATGACACAACAACAATACAACAACTTTGAACGCGAATTTGGATGGGAAGATACGATTGAAAAAGACTCGGAATACGTCCTACTACCTGACGGTTTATACCACTTTACAGTAATCGGTATGGAGCGCACACGCCACACGCCAAATCCACAAAATCCCGGAAAATTGCCAGCGTGTAACAAGGCTATCGTCAGCATCAAGATTGTAGCTAACGAAGGCGAAACTGAATTGCGTCACAATCTATTCCTGCACAGCTCAACCGAAGGAATGCTATCTGCTTTCTTTGCTGCAATTGGCCAAAAGAAAAAAGGCGAACCGCTTCGCATGAACTGGAATACCATCATCGGCGCAACTGGTGTATGTAAAGTCGGAACCAGACAATACAATAACAACAATTACAACGAAGTTAAGTCCATGCTCTATCCTGAAGATGTGGATTATACAAAAGTATTGAATCAACAACCCGGGCAAGCTACACAAGGAAGCTACCAGCAACCACAGCAACCGAATTTTGCGCAACAACCACAAGGACAAGCTGGATACCAAGCTGGACAATTCTAGGAGGTAAGGGATGCAATTAAGACCTTATCAACAGGAAGCACGGGAGGCTGTTCAAGCTGAATGGGCTAAAGGTCGCAAGCGCACGCTCTTAGTACTGCCAACAGGTTGTGGAAAGACGATTGTTTTTTCCAAAATTATCGAAGATCAAGTGAGAGAGGGCAAGCGTGTACTTGTCCTTGCTCATAGGTCTGAATTGTTAGAGCAGGCTAGCGACAAGCTCAAGACTGCAACAGGACTTGGTACGGCTTTAGAGAAAGCAGAAAATACTTCTATCGGTTCTTGGTATCGGGTCGTCGTTGGCTCAGTTCAGACCATGCAGAGAGAGAAGCGATTACGACAGTTTCCGCCCGAATGGTTTGATACGATTGTAGTCGACGAAGCGCACCATGCTATTTCAGATGGTTACCAGCGTGTGCTTGGCTATTTTGAGAAGTCGGATGTATTAGGGGTAACCGCCACACCAGACCGTGGAGATATGAAAAACCTTGGTTCCTACTTCGATAGCCTCGCTTATGAATATTCGCTAGTCCAAGCTATCAAAGAAGGTTACTTATCTAAAATCAAGGCTTTAACAATTCCGCTCAACTTGGATTTATCAAATGTGAGCATGTCGGCAGGCGATTTCAAGGCGAGCGATGTCGGAACGGCATTAGATCCATACCTAGAACAGATAGCAGACGAAATGGTCAAGCAATGCGCAGACCGCAAGACGGTTGTATTCTTGCCATTGGTAAAGACCTCGCAGAAGTTTCGCGATATCCTAAACGCAAAAGGATTTCGTGCTGCTGAGGTCAATGGAGAGTCCAAGGATCGTGCAGAAATCTTAGAGAACTTTGAGAAAGACCGTTACAACGTGCTTTGTAATTCGATGTTATTGACTGAAGGGTGGGATTGCCCGTCAGTGGATTGTGTAGTAGTGCTAAGACCTACTAAGGTACGTGCCTTATATAGCCAGATGGTGGGGCGTGGTACTCGTTTACATCCAGGAAAGGAAGAATTACTCTTGCTAGATTTTCTCTGGCACACTGAACGCCATGAGCTATGCCGTCCAGCTCATTTAATCTGTGAGACTCCAGAAGTCGCTCAGAAAATGGTTGAGAACATGGAAGAGCAAACTGGTGTAATGCTTGACCTTGAAGATATGGAAGTTAAGGCAGCAGAAGACGTAGTCGCTCAGCGCGAGGAGGCACTAGCCAAACAGCTAGAAGAAATGCGTAAACGTAAACGCAAGCTAGTAGATCCATTGCAATTTGAAATGTCTATCCATGCCGATGATTTGTCGAACTACGTTCCTAACTTTGGATGGGAAATGGCTCCTGCTAGCGATAAACAAATCAAAGCTCTTGAGAAATATGGCATACTTCCTGACGAAATCGCGAATGCTGGAAAGGCTGCTTTATATTTAGATAGATTACACAAGCGACAAGCGGAAGGTTTAACAACACCTAAACAAATCAGATTACTTGAAAGATACGGTTTCAAAGGTGTGGGAATGTGGCCGTTCGAAGAAGCTAAAAATATGATTAATCGCATAGCAGCTAATGGTTGGAGAGTTCCGACAAGCGTGCGACCAGCTGAATATGTACTAAATTAAGAAGGAGGAGATAGTGGCAGAGAATGATTTTAATTTGTTGCCGTTGCTGGATTACATCAATCCTGCCACGGTAGATTATCAGACGTGGGTCAATGTCGGTATGGCTCTTAAACATGAAGGATATACAGCATCCGACTGGGATAACTGGTCACAAAATGATAGTCGATACAAGAAATTTGAGTGTTTCAAGAAATGGGATACTTTCAATGAACAAGCAGGAACTATCGTGACGGGTGCGACGATTACCCAACTTGCTAAAGAAAATGGCTGGGTGTCGCAATCCAGCTACGATAGCGAGAATGCACATGAATTAGACTGGACCGATACAATAGATCGTGATTATCGTGTCATTGATAAAGACTGGATTGAAGGTAAGGAAATCCATGAGCCAACTATTTGGAACCCGGTTCAGGAGATTATCAAATATCTTGAAACACTCTTCGAAGCTAGCGAAAATGTTGGGTACGTTACTGAATGCTATCCAAAGACTGACGATGAAACAGGAGAGACTGTCAAATGGCTACCTACGAAGGGAGCTTATGACCGGACTGCTGGGCAATTGATTGAAGAACTTAGTAGATGTAATGGCGATATCGGTGCAGTGCTAGGTGATTATCACGAAGAAGCCGGCGCATGGGTTCGATTCAATCCAATGGACGGTAAAGGTGCAAAAAATGAAAACGTGACAGATTTCAGATATGCCCTGGTCGAATCCGACAGTATGCCAATCGATAAACAGAACGCCATATACAAAGAACTTGAATTACCGATTGTTGCCTTAGTGCATAGCGGAAACAAGTCACTACATGCCATCGTCAAAGTAGATGCCAAGAATTACGAAGAATACCGTAATAGGGTTGATTATCTTTATAAGGTTTGTCAAAAGAACGGCATCATCGTCGATACACAGAATCGAAATCCAAGTAGACTATCTCGTATGCCTGGGTTCATCCGTAATGGACAGAAGCAATTCTTAGTAGATACTAACATAGGTAAGACCGATTGGGATGAATGGTATCAATACATCGAAGATTTGAATGACGACCTGCCGGATCCAGAAGGATTGGCCGATAGCTGGGATAATTTGCCAGAATTGGCTCCTGAGTTGATAAAAGGTGTCCTTCGTCAAGGCCATAAGATGCTGATTGCTGGACCGTCAAAAGCAGGTAAGTCATTCGCTTTAATTGAAATGTCAATTGCAATTGCTGAAGGCAAAAGGTGGTTGGGTTGGGATTGTACCCAAGGACGTGTGTTATACGTTAACCTGGAACTAGATAGACCATCCGCCTTGCATCGTTTCCGTGATGTTTATCAAGCGATGGGATTGCCACCACAAAACATCAGTAACATTGATATCTGGAACCTTCGTGGAAAGACCGTACCGATGGACAAGCTAGCGCCTAAACTTATTCGTCGAGCTTTGAAGAAAAACTATATCGCAGTTATCATCGATCCAATCTATAAGGTATTGACGGGTGACGAGAATAGCGCGGACCAGATGGCGCACTTTACAAATCAATTCGACAAAGTAGCGACAGAGCTCGGCTCCAGCGTTATCTACTGTCATCACCACTCAAAGGGCAGTCAAGGTGGCAAGAAGTCCATGGACCGCGCTAGTGGTTCGGGTGTATTCGCTCGGGATCCTGACGCGCTTATCGATTTGGTCGAGCTAGAAGTGTCAGAAGAATTGCTTACTCAAAGACTTAATCAAGCAGCGTGCGAAGTGTACAAACAGGCCTTGCAAGAGCGAAATAATGCCTATTACCAACATAATGTCGGACTAGATGATCTATTAAGTCCAGCGCAGATGAGAACGCACTTTGAAAAAGGCATCTCTGATGTCATGGCTCGTGCTCCTTATGTAGACAAGCTCGAAGAAGCTCGCAACAAGATTCAGATAGCAACTGCATGGCGTGTGGAAGGTACGCTTCGAGAATTTGCTAAGTTCAAGCCAGTGAACATGTGGTTTAGCTATCCAGTACACGCGCTTGATGAATCGGGTGTGTTGGCGGATATTAAGCTGGACGATGATAAGCCAGGGTGGATGAAAGCTAAAGAAACTCGCAAAAAGAACGCGAAGGAAGATAAAAAGCAAAAACTCATAGAGTTCGATGAAGCTATCGAAAACGCGAATTTTGGCGAGCCTCCCTCAAAAGAAGACGTAGCTGAATATTTAGGAATTTCTGTAAAAACAGTTACTCGCAGATTGAATTCATCCAAAAAATATTGGTTCGACAAGAACTCAAATTCAATAAAAGAAAAAGGACAAGACCATAAAAACGTGGTCGTGTCCGAATAAGACAACACCATAAATTCATGGTTGTGTCTTTGTCTCGAAAAGGACAGACAAGACCATAAAAACGTGGTCGTGTCCGGGACAGCCACCTATATATTATATATATAGATAATGTCCTGTCGTCCATCATGTCCATACCTGTATAGACAGGGTTGCTTAAAATGCACCCTGTCATATACAAGGTCCATGGACTAAAAGCGAAATTTAAAAAGAAAAGGAGTGCATTTATAAAAATGGTAATTGAATTCTTTTTACCGATGAAAAAAATACCGACAACAACTCATCAACAGAAAAAGGTAAATACGAGATTTGGTAAGCCAATCTTTTATGAGCCAGAGGATCTAAAAAATGCCAGAGCAAAATTCGAAAGTTTGCTTGCGCATCATGTACCTCTGAATAAAATTGAAGGCGCGATTCGATTAACAGTTAAGTGGTGTTTCCCTCGTATCAAAAAAAGCTATGATGGTCAGTACAAGACCACGAAGCCAGATACAGATAATTTACAGAAGTTGCTCAAGGATTGCATGACGAAACTTGGATACTGGCAAGATGATGCTCAAGTGGCCAGCGAGATTGCTGAGAAGTTCTGGGCTGACACAGTTGGGATCTATATCAAGATTGAGGAACTACCATGAGAATTGACTACATTGATTTCTTTAGCAGACAAATTCCAGAATGGATGTCGCGTAGCAATCAGAAGAGTCAAGAGGTCGGTTTTGCTTCCGACGCTTATTGGTTATGGGCAGTGTCATCAATCGGAGAAATTTGTAAACAATATAATGATGATGAACTAGTGACAGAGCAGTTCGGCCTACTCTTTAACTGGCTAGAAAAACAAGCAGGATAAGCCATGGAATACAGCAAACAAACAGTAATCGACGGATTGAAACGCACAATCGAGCAAAACGAAGAGAAGATAGTCGAGTATTCGAAGCCGTGCGATGCACGCAAGAGACGGATTAGAGCTCTGGAGCGCGATTTGTTGAAGAAAAAGAATAAAGAATTGAGGAAAAAAGTGGAGGAATTCGAAGATGATGGAAGAGTTGAAGCAAAAAGTTAATGCAGTATACAACTGGACGGTAGAAGACGGGAAGCCCAAACCTCCCCAACAAGATTTACCACAAGCAGTGAAAGACCGGGCGGACTATTTTTGGGAAATGGCAGAAGATAGTATGACGTTTATGGGAGCGATGGAATGCATCTTCGCTGATGAAAAGCCTACAGACTATGATTTGGGAGCTACTAAGGATTGGTTACCAAAATCTAAGGAGTTTGATGATTGGATTGGCTATTCGCCAAGCATGGCTCAGGTAGTTATTGCAGTTTATTTGATTTATGGAGGAAACTAAGATGAATATTAAGGCATTGATTAAGAAGTATGAAGCGGTTGAATGTGTTGTAGGTATTGTTAGCGGAAAAACTATTCTAAAAACCGTTCTAAAAGACTTGCAACAACTAGACGAACCAGAAAAAGTCAAAGTTCCGCAGTTTGTGGCGGGAATTATCGAGTATTACAAGGGACAGAACGCTACATTATATGATGCGCTTAGAGAAAAAAACTTCAACAAACAATACAATGAGTGGTTGATGAATGAACAGGATGCTTACAACAAAGTCGCTCGTGCATGGCTTGACGGCTACGAGGTCGAGGAAGAGAAGCGGTATTTGGTGAAGGTGAAAGGTATCGTAAACGCACTGAGCTTTTTGAGCTATCACAAAAATGCTGATATATGGACGGTCACAGATAAAAATAATTCAGACGGACACAGAGCACACCACACCTGTAAAGAACTAGAAGAAGCTGGGTTCGGCTGGGTATTTGATTGCCCAGGGATTGAGATTGAGGAGGTTGAGTGATGATACAAACGCTTGAAGAAGGAATGAAGAATCAAAGTAAGCGCATAAAAATCCCAATGAAAATCAGACCGTTTGATGTGGGTTATCGAATAGTAAATAAACACGGTCAAGCGCTTGCCTTAAAAAACGGAGCAAGTATATTCGCTTTACCTTCGCTGGCCGAAAAAGCGATAAAGAAAGAGTTTGGAAAAAATGATCCAGACTTTGACATTGGAAAACATTTTGTTAAAGAGGTCGCTATTGTCAATTTAAGTAAATTTCATAGTTATTTTGAGGAGGTGGAGTGATGAAACCTGAAATAAACTCTGTATGGCTTCATCTCAAAACTGGGAAAAAGTATAAAGTAGTGCAAGTCGGTCTGTGGGAAGAAACACTTGAGAAATGCGTGGTTTACGTATCTTTAGACCAAGAAAAGAGATGCTGGATTAGACCTTTTGAAATTTTTATGGACGGGCGCTTTAAGGAGGTCATAGATTGAAACGATTCATAGCAATCTGGATTCTGCTGTCTGCTGGATTGAACATCTGGCAGATGGACAGGATTCGAGATTTGGAAGAGAAGAAGCCGATGGTTATCTACAAGGCGGATAACGCAGGCGCTGAGATATTTGGTAAGGTCGTCGAAAAAGGACGACACGGCAAGCTATATACGCTTACCATTCGTGACTACGGTGTGTTCGTGGTTACGAAGGACGTGTATGAGAAAGTGAAAGTTGGGGATGAGGTAAGAATATGAATTATAAAGTAACAGTCGATGGCAAGGAAATCGAATACGGTGCATTGGTTGAAAAATCACGTTTTTCAGAAAAAGAATGGTCTGCTATTTATGCGGAAATCGTGAAACAGAATCAGCCAGAAGTCTTTGAACGTAAGAAAGCAGATATTGATTACATCGATGTATTTGGTGCTCTGATTGCTCTTGAGGAACGATATGAAGCATTGCTTGAGCTATTACCTCAAAATCAATTCTCTTACGCTGGCACTCATCCAAAATGGGTAGCTGATGCAGTGGCAGAGAACACTTTGAATAAAGAGGACACGATGCTAGATGTATCTGATTTAATCGGACGATGCAGTACTATCGAAGAATTGAAGAACGAACTGACAGAGTATTTTGATTTAGAAGAATTGTAGGAGTTATCATGAACACACTAGAAAAAGTCAAACAATGGTTTATTGATCGTGATTTAGAGAACGGTGGACGACTAGACAAGCAGTCATTAAAACTTAGCGAAGAGTTCGGTGAGTTATGTGCAGGCTATCTCAAGAAGAATGAGCAACTGACCAAGGACAGTATCGGAGATTGTGCAGTTGTGATTGTCGGTCTGGCCTTGCTGATAAAAGAGGATCTGGATAAGATTTTTGAGGAAGTGAGTTTCATCGAAAATGAAGATGTGATGAATTCCTTTAAATGGTTAAGTGCTGAGATTAGTAGTTTTCAATTGAGGCAGGATTCAATCGGTAAGAAAATGTGTCGATATAATTTAGCGCATTCAATCGGTTATCTAAAATCAATCAGCAATATTCTCGGTTATGATTTTGAAGAATGTTTCGAACTGGCATACAAAGAAATCAAAGACCGAAAAGGTCGTTGGATTGACGGAACTTTCGTAAAAGAGGAGGATTTAGGATGATACCAAAATTTAGAGCGTGGGATGTGTTAGCAGAAAAAATGATTGATGAAATACTGATGATTTCATTTGTCAGAAAAGAAATCATAGGGAAGTTTAGCAAAGGCTCTACATCAGTTCCGTTAAAATTTGAAGATGAGCGAAACGGGGAAGACGTTATCCTCATGCAATCAACAGATATGGTTGACAAAAACGGCAAGGAAATCTTTGAGGGGGATGTTGTTGGAATGCGAAATCCTAGAGATAGAAGACAGATTGGGATGTTTCAAGTGGTGAGGGTTGCAAACTCACCTATGCTAGGTTTACTTTGTAAGAAGCTTACCACAGAAATCTTTAATCTTTATGAGCACATGAGAAATTACTATGAGGTCAAAGGCAACATCTACGAAAACCCAGAGCTTTTGGAGGATAAATAATGAACCCAGAAATAATTGACAATGTAAACAAACCAAGCCACTACCAAGGTCGATATGGTATGGAATCTATCGATGCTTTAAGGAACTTCATGACAGATGAGCAGTTGAAAGGTTTTTTTATGGGTAACAGTCTGAAGTACATACTACGACACCAGAAGAAAAATGGTCTTGAAGACCTAAAAAAAGCCAGAAAGAACCTTGACTGGCTGATTGAGGAGATGGAACATGAGAATTAAAACATTAATGGGTACAATCATCAATGTTGACAGGATAAAGCGCAGTATCACAGTTGAGGGCGTTGAATTGGGATCAGATTGTCGTGCACTGACTTCTAAACACAAAGATGGTACAGGTACAATAACACTAGTTTTTGATGGGAAAATAATTTAAAAAAGGAGTAAAATCAATGTTTACACAATACAATCACGAAACAGGAAAAACGACACTTACAAAACTTGCTAAGGGCGGTATCATTACAGTTGCAGCTGTTGCTTCACTTGGAATTTTTCGTCTTACGGCTGTGAAACGTATCCCAGCTAATACAGTTGGAGTTAAGGTTAGCGCAATTGGAGGTGTTCAAGAAAACACCCTGCAAACAGGATATCATCTAAACATGCCATTTATTGACAAAGTCTACACCTTATCTACGTCTGTTCAAACAAAAACAATGGAGAAAATCACGACTCAGACAAAAGACGGTCAATGGTTGAATACGAATATCGATGTGAAATATCGTGTCAATAAGGAAAAAGCCATGACGGTATTCTCTAACTACACTACCTTGGAAACAGTAAATGATAGTGTAGTATCTCCAGCGGTTCAACGTGCTATAGAATCGGTAACAGGTAATTATGATATCTATGATGTGCTGGGTGACAAGCGTACTGAAGTTTATGAGGCAATTGATAAGGCTCTTAAAGAAAAATTTGAGTCTTACGATTTGGAGTTTGTTTCTTTTACAATTACAGATCAAGACGCTGGAGATGAAATTGAAGCAGCAATCAAAAATGAATCGGTCAAACAAAAGGAAATAGACACAGCTAAACAGGAACAGGAAAAAGCTAAGGTTGAAGCCGATACCAAGAAAGTTCAAGCTCAAGCAGAAGCAGACGCAGGTATCATCAAAGCAGAAGGTGAAGCCAAGGCCAACAAAGCTAAGTCAGATTCAATCACAGATAATCTTATCCGGATGAAAGAAGCAGAAGCCAGAGAGAAGCATGGCTGGGTCACTGTTAACGGTGCAGGTAGTGTGATCACGAATAAAGAATAAAATAAAAAAGCTAAGACACCCTCTGTCTCAGCTATAATCTCAATAATATTATTATATCACAAAGGAGATAGAGAGTGAACAAGGCTAAAGAACTATTGAAAGAATTACAAGACCTTGACATGGACATCCAAAGCCGTATAGATGAAATCAATGAGCTTGAGGCAGGTTTGCTCTCAAGTCCCAAGTGGTCAGGTGTCAAAGTCCAAGGTGGACAGACTAGAAGAGTTGATGATGTCTATACTCAGCTGGTAGTGATGAAAGAGGCTATAGAGCAGGATGCTAAAGAGGTCATTAACAGAAAACTTGAATTAGGTCGAATGATCAATAAGTTAACAAATCCGAAGCATCGGACAATTTTGAGAATGACATATATTACCAAAATGTATATTGAGGATATTTGTGATAAGTTATCAATCAGCAAGAGTTCGTATTACAGCATGCGTAAGGTTGCTATTGAAGAGCTGGAGGTAATTTTGGAATAATTTGGAATTTCTTGAGTTATCTTGAGAATATCTTGAGAATATGTGTTAATCAAAACAATCTTGATGTGCACTGTAACGATAATCTGTTAGAATGGTAGTGTCAAGAATTGAAAAAAGAGGTACCTGAAATCAGGGTGTCGTAAAGACATTGAGGGTTCGAGCCCCTCCCTCTATTTCGTTCATTGACGTCTCCTTTATAATTTATTATATTTTTCCGAGGCTTCGGTCTCGTTTTGGCGATGACAGGTAAGTGGTTTCTCTCCTATGTTTCCTTCGGTTCAATTCCGGACATCGCCGTTAAAGACTACAAAAAAATAAATCAGAAAATTTATTTCTAATTAACAAGCAAGGTTGTAGTCGTCTTGCAGGAAGGTCGCACACCGTGTGGCTTTTTTTGATTATTAAAAAAGGTGGTGATGGAAAATTGAATGAAAGACAAAGACGATTCGCTGATGAGTACATCATCAGTAGAAACGCAACACAATCCGCTATTAAGGTGGGGTACTCAGAGAAAACGGCATATAGCATAGGACAAAGATTGTTGAAAAATGTTGAGATTTCTGAATACATTAAAAAACGTACAGAGGAACTTTTCGACGAACGTTCGATGTCAATCGTAGAAGCCTTGGCAATCTCTGCTAGTATTGCTAGAGGGGAAACTCAACAAGGGTATTCTAAAAAAACTGTAAAGACCGCTGAAGGTGTGGAGGTATCAGAAACGACTTATGAATTTACTCCGACGATTGAAGAAAGGCAACGCTCTATAGATCACATATTCAGAGTGAATGGAGCGTATTTAGAGAGAAAAGAAATCGAGATGTCTTCGGCTGTTCAATTCGTTGACGATATAGGAGTTAGCGATGAAGCGTAGAATGAGTGAGTTTATCCCAAAAGCTTTTTACTCTATGTGGCGTGCAGCATTCGACCCTAAAATCTTACATGTGGTTGAAAAAGGTGGGCGTGGTTCTGGTAAGTCAAGCGACCTAGGCCACACTATCATTCAACTGATTATGCGCTATCCAGTCAATGCGGTGTGTATTCGTAAGACAGATAACACATTAGAACAGTCGGTCTATGAACAATTGAAATGGGCGATTAGCGAGCAAGGGGTTAGTCATTTATTTAAGTTAAATAAATCCCCTTTGAAGATAACCTATATCCCAAGAGGGAATTATATTATCTTCCGTGGTGCACAAGATCCAGAGCGTATTAAATCCTTGAAAGACAGTCGCTTTCCGTTTGCGATAGGCTGGATTGAGGAGTTAGCTGAGTTTAAAACTGAAGATGAAGTAAAGACAATCACCAACTCGCTCCTACGTGGAGAATTGGCTGATGGTCTTTTTTATAAGTTCTTTTACTCTTACAACCCACCGAAAAGAAAACAATCTTGGGTGAATAAGAAATATGAGAGCGTCATACAACCTCCTAACACCCACGTACACCATTCAACTTACTTGGACAACCCATATATATCCCAAGCCTTCATAGAAGAAGCAGAGGCTACGAGAGAGCGTTCAGAGAAGCGTTACCGTTGGGAGTATCTGGGCGAGGCTATTGGTTCGGGTGTAGAACCGTTTGAAAATCTGGTATTTCGCAAGATTACAGATGAGGAAATAGCAAGGTTCGATAACATTCGGCAAGGCAACGACTTCGGTTATGCTAATGACCCTCTGGCTTTTGTGAGATGGCATTATGACAAGAAGAAGCGAGTTATCTATGCTATCGATGAGATTTATGGCGTGAAGATTAGCAACCGTGAATTGGCTGAAAGAATCCGTGAGAAAGGCTATCAATCTCAGATGATAACTTGTGATAGTGCAGAACCTAAGTCGATTGATGAGTTAAAACTGCAGTTGAATATTCCGCTTGTTCAAGGCGCTAAGAAAGGTTCTGATAGTCGTGAGTATGGAGAACGCTGGTTGGATGATTTGGATGCGATTGTGATAGATCCAGAACGCACACCGAATATCGCACGAGAATTTGAAAGCGCCGACTATGCAGTTGACCGTGATGGAAATCCCAAGCCTAAGCTAGAAGAAGTAAATGACCACACAATCGACGCTACTAGATATGCGTTTGAAGACGATATGAGACAGCCAGGAATATCGTTTTGGTAGGAGAAGGAGAAATGTTGAGTAATTGGTTTAAATGGTTAATCAGGCGGTTGTTGATTAAGAATACAACCCAAAATGAAATACTAGAGATTGAGATAAAAGAACACCAGGATTCTGAGAAAGTAAGTACGATGAAAGAGGCTTACAACTACTATCGAAACCGCACGGATATCCGAAATAAGAAGGTAGATGTGGATTGGCGGACGAACTCAAGGATTGAATTAGGTTTATTTAAGAAACTGGTAGACCAGAAGGTCGGGTATTTGTTTTCTAAACAACCGACAATCTCGCTTGAGGGAGAAAAATCACAAGTTTTCTTAGATAGCGTGTTTGACGAGGATCTTTTATCTACAATTAAGTCGCTCGGTAAAGAAGCTGTGATGAAAGGGATAGCTTATGGCTTGCCTTATTACGACGAGAATGGTCGTCTACGCTTGTTTAAAATCCCAAGTGAACAGATTATCCCTTTTTGGAAAGATGAGCGTCATTTGGAACTATCCGCCTTTGTACGTGTCTACAAACAGGCAGTCTACGAAAGCGGAGTGAAGAAGACCAAAACTTTTGTAGAATACTACGATGAACAAGGAATTACAGATTATATCTGGACAGGTTCACACCTCGAACTCAATCCACTTTCTAAAGAGACCAAGGGGAATTTTTATTACGTCAACGCAGACGGCACACGGACCCCTTATACTTGGGAGAAAGTCCCTCTGATTCCATTCCGTTACAACGAGTATGAGGACGGTCTTTTAGTCCAAACCAAGTCTTTGATTGATAATATTCAACTTCAAATGTCTACTAACGCTGATATGTTGGCAGATATGCCGAAGTTGATTTACGTTTTGAAAAACTATCAAGGCGCAGACTTGGGCGAGTTCATGAATAATCTGAATAAATTCCGCTCTATCAAAGTCTCTAGCGATGGTGGTGTGGATACCTTGCAGGCGGACAATGATACTAGCGGAGTTGAAGCAGATATCGAACGCTCTCGTAAGTTCTTGTATGAGGCTGCACGAGCCATTGATACCCAAGATGATAATCTAGGCAATGCAAGTGGCCAAGCTCTTAAATGGCGCTATACAGACCTTGATTTGGACTGTAATGAGCTAGAAAATGAGTTCCAAAAAGGTATCAAGCAATTCCTTTGGTTTGTAGAACAGTATGCGGCCAACAAAGGAGTAGCGTTTGACGCATCTAAATTTACTTATGTCTTTAACCGTGACATCATTTCAAATGAGTCTGAAGCTATTCAAGATTGTGTGAACTCAATCGGTATCTTAGACGACCTAAGCATTCGTGAACAACATCCATGGTATCAACCAGAGGTTGAGAAACGGTTGAAAGAACAACAGGAACAAGGACAAGATCCATACTCTGAAACTAATTTCAAAAAGGTAGAGGATGACCATGACGACCGAGAACAAGAAAAAGATAGATGAGTATTGGACTGAGCGCGCTTTACAACAGGAACAAAATGCTCAGATAGTTGCTGATAGGTACATGGTCCAGATTGGTCAATCTTTGGCAGACTATAAACACCAGCTTGTTTCTGAGATTGAGAAGTTCTATGCCAGGTATGCAGTTGATAATAAAATGACTCACGCAGAGGCCAAGCAATATCTGACAGATAAAGAGCGTAGAGAGTTTAAGAATGTAACTCTTGAAAGATTCCGTGAGATGGCTTTAAATCCTGACACACCGACACCACTGTTGGACGCCTTGGGTTATCGCCATCGTATTAGTCGCAAGGAGGCTTTGCTTGCTGAAATTGAGCGTCTGACGGCTGAACTATACGGAAAGCCAGACGGCATACATGACAAGGTCACAGAGGCTCTGAGTGACGTCTACATCAAAGGTAAAATCCATCAAGCTAAGAACTTGGCACATTTTGGAATCATAGAGAAACCAATATTAGGTGTCGATGCAGTAAAATATAAGATGGGGAGTAACTGGAGTGGTAGAACTTTTTCTGAAAATGTTTGGGTTCATAAAGAAGTTGCTTATAAGGCAATCAGTGATGTCCTGAATAAAGGCCTAACGGGTGGATGGTCTATTGATAGAATGGCCAGGGCTCTTGCCGAACGTACAGGGGTCGCCTATCATCGAGCTGATACGCTTGTCAGAACTGAGACGACCTTTTACAATAACCTTGCGACGCTGGATACTATCAAGGAGTTGGGCGGTGACCACTACGAAATTGTAGCGGTATTAGATAGTCGTACAAGTGAGATTTGCAGGTTAGAAAATCACGAGGTTCGTTCTGTTAAGGAATATGAACCAGGGCGAACCGCACCGCCTTTTCATGTCCGTTGCCGTTCTACTATCAGGCCTGCAGTCAAGTCCGATAAACCTAGTCCTTACTTTAATATCTTGCAAAACGAAGGCTCAGTAAAATTAGCCACTGAGCAACGTTCCCTAGACGAAATCTTTGCAGGATGGGAGCGTGAAGGGGAAGCGGTTAAAGAAAAACTGTTTGCGAAAGACGGGGAAAAGGTGTATAATCAGGGTATGGATAAGTTAGATTCTTTAGTCTCTAGCGGTTCAATAAGTGAGGCTCGCGGAGATGTAGAAAAGCAAAAAAGTGATTTTGCGATAAAATACTATGAGCAACTGAAAAATTCTAATCGTGCAAATGTTGTAGAAAAAATGGTAAAAAGTAGCAAACTTCCTCATTCTACAGTATCAGAAGCATTAGAACATATTTTAGATAACCAGTATTTGTTGTGGGATTTTGAAGCTTTTGAAGAGAGGATGATGAACTTTTATCCGCACTATGACATGGCTCAAAGTTTTCAAAGATTATACTTGGGTAATCCAAAGAAATACGATATATTGATGCTACAGCACGAAAGCCTTGAATCATACTACATGAATCAGTTAAAAATGGATTATGACGAAGCTCATAAAAGAGCTAACCTACAATTTAATTATCAGGAGGCAAGCGAAAATGGCGAAGATTGATAAACAAATTATTACTATGCGTAAAATAGAAGATGGTACTGCTATGAGACAATATTCTGCTGTTAGTGGAGAATGTCAAGGTATTGCAACAGTTGATAAAACCACTTTAAAATATAGCTATACAGGAGATGATTTAGGACAATTCGCTTCGTTTGTAAAAGATACTTTAACTAAAAGTATTAAGCTGGGTAAAGAGTTGCCAGATAAATTTTCTTACGGTTTTGGATAAAGTGTTGAGGTTCTATCATGGAAGTAATGGCTATGCCTAGCAAAGAAGTTTTGATTTTTACAAAACAAATCCGCCACTGGATTGTCGGCGATAAAACTATTTCAGGAAAGAAACAATTTATTTTCCGTGAGGATACTCCTGCTGAAATTTTAAAACTTTATCAAGATATAAAACCAAAACTTGAATTTGCTTATTAACAATAAAAAGCACCTAGAGAAATCTAAGTGCTTTTTTCGTACTCAGAAAGGAGTGAAAGATATGGAAGATTGGAAAGAAAGATTTAGAAAAGAATACTACGAATTGAGAGAACGATTTCAAAAGTTGGACAGGATGATTAGTCTATACGAAAAAGGACAGATAGAGTTCCAACCTAAATGTTCCATTGATTTGTTAAAAAGTCAGCGTTCAACTATGTTGAATTATTTAAAAATTCTAGAACAACGTGCAAAAATTGAAGAAATAAAATTATAAAATCTAACCGTGTCGAAATCGAGGCGGTTTTCTTATGCCCTAACCGTATGGAATTCCGTACGGTTAAATTTATATTTTGGAGGTGTTATCTTGAAGATGTATACAAAATTAGCACTAACAATTGCTGTAACCGTCATTACAACAAAGCTAGTGCTACACATAGAAGAACAGCGAAAAATCAGAGATTTACATAACCGAATCGCTAAACTAGTTCAAATCGACTAGTGTCTTTTCGCCCTGGGCATGGCGTTAAAAGGCTTTTTTACTTTACCAAGATGTCGTGGTCGTTGCCACGTTAAACAAACGTACAGGAGGAAAAGAAATGAATCGTAAATTTTTGGAACAGTTAGGATTGACTGAAGAACAAGTTGAAGCAGTTATGTCTGAACATGGCAAATCAACACAGGACCTACAAGCAAAGGTGTCTGCTGCAGAAGATAATGCCAAGGGCTTGCAGGACCAGTTGAAAGAGCGTGATAAGGACATGAAACAGCTCAAACAAGACGCTGAGGGCAATGCTGACCTACAACAAAAATACTCAGACTTGGACAGCAAGTACAAGACACAACAGAAGGAACATGAACAACAACTCAAGACAATGCAACTAGATCATGCTATTGAAATGCACTTGAGTGGTAAGGTTCATGACGCTGGAATAGTGTCTGGTCTACTAGACAAGTCTAAATTGGGATTAGGTGACAACGGAGCGGTGACTGGATTAGATGAACAGTTGACGGCTTTGAAGGAATCTAAAGGTTTCTTGTTTGCTCCAGAAAAGGCTATGGAACCACATATCGCTGGTGCTAAGCCACAAGGGGCAACACAAGAAGAAACAGTTGCTAACGACCTGACAACGCAGATGATTAATGCGTTTACGTCAGATCTATAATCAAAAATAGAAAAGAGGAACAGATATGCCAGCAACATTGAACTATGCACAGGCTTACCAACAAGGCTTGCAGGAACGTTATAGTGAAAACGGACTGTTATTCACTCAAAAACTTTGGAACTCTCCATCCAATACACTTTTGAAGTTCACAGGCGCTAAAGAAGTGAAAGTACCGCGTCTTTTGATTAAAGAAGGGCGTAAAGACCGTACACGTCGCACAATTACGAACATTGACGCTAACTATGAAAACCAATGGGAAACATACACATTGACCAATGAGCGTTACTGGTCAACACTAGTCGACCCGTCAGATGTTGATGAAAGTGACTATGTCGTTTCGATTGCTAACATTACTAAGATATTCAACGATACTGAAAAAGTTCCAGAAATGGATAAATTCATGGTATCTAAATTGTTCTCCCGTAAGAAAGCACTTGATACAGAAAGTAAACAAATTAAGTCCTTGAATTTGACTGAGGAAAACTTCCTTGCAACCTTCGATGAACTGATGGAACAAATGGACGAAGCTGGAGTACCAGCAGAAGGTCGTGTTATTTTCTGTACACCAGCAGTTAAACGTATGATCAAGAACATCAAGCAATTTGGTCGTACAGTCAATATCCACGGTCAAGGCACGGTGATTGACCGTTCTATCGGTCGTTTGGACGATGTGACGATTGAACCAGCTATTCCATCTGACCGTATGAAGACCTTGTACAATTTCACAAATGGTGCTAAGGTTGACCCAACTGCCAAACAAATCCATTTCTTCTTGATTCATATTCCATGTATGGCAGCGCCACAAAAATATGAATTTGTAGGACTTGACGCACCAAGTGCTTCTTCAAGTGGTAACTACTTGTACTACGAACAATCTTATGATGATGTATTGCTATTCCAGACTAAACATGAAGGTCTAGCATTTGTTGTCGCACCTTAAAGAAGGAGGATAGAAAATGTTAACAGTAAAAAAAGACAATCGTGTACTAGATATTGATGAACTGGAAAAAGTAACCTTCCTTGAAGATGGTTACGATGTGGTAAAAATCAAAGATGGCGAGTATGTCGTCGTAGAGCCAGCAACCAGCGGACGTACCTATACCATTCAGGAGTATCAAGCAGTAGTTGCAGAACGTGACCAAGCTCTTGCAGAACGTGATAAGGCTCTAGCAGAGCTTGACAAATTAGCTAAGAAATCCGCTAAAGACGATAAGTAGAAAGAGAGGTTCTGCTGATGGAGAAGATGACATTTGAAGAAATCCAAAAGCATAACGAAGATGCTAGACAAGCTTTAATTGACTTGTACGAACAACGTTATACAGGCTATCCAGGAGATTTAGTGGTCGATGAAGTCATGCAGAACATTCTTAACTACTGTAATCGTGAGGATTTTCCTTTAGAGTTGCGATTTGTGGCCATTCAGATGGTTTATGTTGTTTGTAATCCTGACCAAGCTGTACAAGGCAAGAATATTTCCGTCGGAGATACTCGTGTTGAATTGGCTAAGTCAGATCTTGCCAGACGTGCTGAAAGTGCCTTGCTGGACTTTACTAGCCAGTTACAGCGGTTCAGAAAGTTGAGGTGGTAGGATGAATATCAATGATGTTTTATCTCGGGCAACACCAAGTATTGAATGGACCTATGATAAAAAGATGGATGTGTTTGCTGCTGTCGAGGGTACGAAACCAAACGGAGCTGATTTTGTAGAGTTCAAAGAAATCTACAAGAAGGTTCCCTGTCGTGTCTCTGTTCGTAATTTAGTGAATACTGAGCAGAACGAAGCGCACCAACTCAAGACAGAACACAAGATTTTCTGTTCGCCTAAATTTACTATCGAAGCTGGTAGTAAATTGATTGTGGACGGTGTTAAATACCTGACTAGTGAAGACCCGATGGTCTATGTCACACATCAAGAAATTGTGGTAAGACGACATGAGTGGTTATGATGATAGTGATGTTCAAGAGTTCTTGAAACGACTTGAACGGGCTCAGGCAATCATTGATTCTGAGTTTATGCAGGCTGCTAAAGATATCGGCCTAGCCTTTTTGAAAGAGGTTAAGGAACGAACACCAAAGGGCTTAACAGGTAAGTTAAATCAATCGTGGAAGATGGAAGTAAGCAAAAATGGGAATGTGTACGAGGTTATCGCATTTAACCCTATGGAGTATGCTTCTTTCGTCGAAAGTGGACACCGTCAACAAGTAGGGCGTTATGTCCCTGCAATTGGTAAGCGCTTGGTCAATCCTTGGGTAGAAGGGCGCTTCATGATGAGACTGACAGAAGAACAGATTAAACAAAAAATCCCACAAATCGCGCAACAAATCGAAGAGAGACTAAAGGAGGAGCTAGGTGGATTATAGTATTAGACCACTCGTCATTAAGCAACTCAAAGATGTGTTTGGGTGCAAGGTGTATGATGAACAAATCCAGCAAGGATTGAAAACACCTTGTTTTATTGTAGATGTGAAACCTGTGACTCGGAAGCGGTTGGCAAACCAAAACGATAAGCAGGTTTTTATTGTCTTGCTGCATTACTACACCGAAAAAACAACCGACTTATACCAAAAGTTTGAAGAGATTGAAACGGTGTTTCATTCGCCTTCTTTTCGTTATTTGGGGGATAAGTACCCTATCAATGACTTGAAGGTGGAATACAATGCGAATGACTTGATATGCACATTTACAATCACTCGATACGTTCGATGGGTTGAAGAAGAACCAAGAATGCAAATATTAGAAAGGATAGGTGAAAGTTCTCATGGAGACAACGGAAAAACCGAAGACAAAAACAGTGGCACCAGCCACTGAAGATAAATTTGGTAAAGAGGCATTGCTCAAGTATTTTGAAGATGATGCCACTTTGTTAAACATTTTGCTGGAAGATGACCAGTCATACTCACTAGCAGAAGTAAGAGGCATTTTAGAAGACTGGAGAAAGGGTGTGGCTAACTAATGGCACAATGGAGAGTACAGAATAAACGAGTTCCAAAGGCCTACATCAATTTCGTATCAAGAGATGATGTGATTATTCCTTTGGAAGACAATACGATTGCAGCAGTTATGATTGCTGGATCTTGGGGAGAACCTGGTGCTTTCACCCTTGTTGACGGTACAAGCAACTTCCGCCGACTATTTGGCAAACCGATTGATGAACTGCTTCCGATTCGTGAAGCTTTGAAAGGAACTGGTAAGGTCCTTGTTTACAATGGTGTGAACAACACTGGGGTACAGGCAACGAAAACAGAAAGTGATATGGTCGTTACAGCTAAATACAAAGGATTAGCTGGTAATCATATTCATGTTATCTTCAAGAAACAAGTCGAGACTGGCTTTGAAGTGACAACTTTTTTCTTTGGAAAAGAAGTTGATAAACAAATTATCACAGCTTTGCCATTTAAAAATGACTATGTGAATGTGACTGGTACTTTAACAACAGAAGATAAAACAATCTTGCTTGAAGGTGGTACCGATGGAGCTACAACTAATTCAGAAGTCGAAGATTTCTTAAATAAACTCGATACTCAAGACTTCCGTGTCTTGGCTCTGGGTACAGATGAAAGCGCAACGAAAGCTCTTGTTACGGCTCATATCAAGAAATGGCGTGACGCTGGTCGTTCGGTCATTGCAGTCTTGAATGATTACACGGACGCTGACGATGAAGGTGTTGTATCGGTGGGTAACGGGGTTACATTAAGTGATGGTACGAAACTAAGCGCTAAGGACTGTGTATACTTTGTAGCTGGTAAGTATGCAGGAGCTGGCTTGCAATCCAATACATTCAAGTCTTATCCAGGCGCTATCGACTGTGAACGTAAGAATGAAGCAGAGGCTGAAAAGCTCATCAATAAAGGTCAGCTTATCTTTGCTTATCGAAATGAAAAAGTGATTATCCTGTCAGATGTGAACTCATTTACTAGCTATACGGCAGAACACAGTCGTATCTTTGGTAAGAACAAACTTGTCCGCACAATGGATAATATCAATACCAATGTCAAGTATATCTTTGAGAACTACTTCATCGGTAAAGTACCAAACAACGTGAATGGTCGTGAGTTGTTTAAACAGCGAATCATCACAATGGTTCTTGACCCACTTGCTCAAAAGCAAGCCTTGGAGTATAAAGCCAAAGATATTGAGATTTCACAAGGTATCACTAAAGAATCAGTTGTGGTGAACTTGCCAGTTGTCTTGACGGACGCTATGGAAATCTTGTACATGACGGTTATCTGTGATTAAGAAAGGAGAAACTAGCTAATGGCTATTATGAACCAATTAGATGCTTTGTCAGCTAAGGAAGGAACGGTCTTCTTTACAATCAATGACAAGCAATACGAACTAGCAGAGCTTATCTCGCTAGAAGCGAAGGTTGAATATACAAAAGCTGATGTTACCCCTCTCAACTCTCGTATGAAGGGTGGTAAGATTGTCGGCGCAGAAGGTACAGGTTCGTTGAAGATGTACTACCACCGTCCAGAATTAAAGACGATGGCTTTAAACTATGTCAAACAAGGTATTTTGCCTCGTATCGATATCAAGTGTACCAATGAAGACCGTACATCTCGTGCAGGTCGCTATACCATCGTTTTGAAAGGTGTTCTATTCAAAGAATCACTTATCTTTAAACTAGATGGGTCAGCGGATGAGGTCATTGACGAAGAAACGGACTTCACATTCCAAGATTTTGATATCCTATCAGAATTCCAAGAAATTACATACTAACACAAGGAGGAAATAGTGGTGAGTGGATTACAAGCGTTTTTGAAACAAAACAAAAAAGGGGAAGAGACTAAGGATGTCTTGCTTCCTTCTTTTGAGGAACCAGTTAAAATTCGAGTGTTGAGTGCTCGTGAAGCGGACTTAATCAATGACCGTTGCTTTGTCAATAAGCCCGGTCGTAACGGACGTCAAGAGCGTGTTTTTGACGGAGTTAAATATAACCGTGAGATCTGTATTGCGTCTATCGTGGTTCCTGATCTTAACGATAAAGAATTGCAAGATTCGTATGGAACAATGGGAGCTTCTGAGCTATTCGGTACTATGTTTAATTGGGGTGAAAGCGCCTTGATTTTGGAAGCTGTGACCGAACTCAGCGGTATCAACCAAACATTCCAAGACAAGGTTGACGAGGCAAAAAACTAATAAAAGAGGACGCGGAGGCACAACTTGCCTACTTCGCCCTCGTAAACTATTACATTCGCCCTAGTGAATTTGTGAATATGGATGTAGAAGAAAAAGCCTTTTTCGCTGCAGTCATGCACGAAGAGGCGAAACAACGTAAAAAAGCAATGAAGAAGTGAGGTGATTCTATTGGCAAATATACAAACAACCATGTCTTTGACCGATAGAGTCACAGGCACTTTAAATAAAATCTATGCGACTATGGAGCGTGTCAAAAATGCAGGTTCTGGCATAGATAAAGCCATGAAGGCGCAAGAGTCCGCTATGAAAAAAGCTGGTGATTCTGGTCAATATTTTGTCAATAAAGCTGGGCGAGTCGTTGATGTCAACGGTAGGTTTGTCAACAGTGCAACTCTAGCAGCTGCAGGGCTCAAAAAAGAAGAACTGGCTCTAAGAGATTTAGGGAATGCTTCGAATAACGCTTCTAAAAAACTTAGTAAGTTTAATTCTGCAAAAGGGATGATGAAAGGCGCTTTAGTTAGCGCTGCTATCGCCCTAGCTGGGGTAGTTGCAAAAAAAGCTATAGATATGTCAGACGAGTATGCTAATATGCATGCTCGTTTAGATATGATTCGAGACAGTACGCAGACGACAGAGCAACTGCAAAAGTCTATCTATACATCCGCACAACGTACAGGCTCGGCCTATACAACCATGGCAAACGGCGTCGCTAAGATGAGGATTCAAGCTGGCGATGTTTTCCAAAACAACGGTGAAACAATTGCCTTTTTGGAAACTATGAACAAATCTTTTGTTGTTGGTGGCGCAAGTATTGAAGAACAAAAAAACGCTATGCTTCAGCTTACTCAGGCTATGGCTAGTGGTAAGTTGCAGGGTGATGAGTTGCGTTCTCTAGCTGAAACTTCACCAGCCTTAATCCAAGCTATTGCAAACAAGTTAGGCGTAAGCCGTGGCGAGGTTAAGAAACTTGGAGCAGACGGGAAGATTACGGCCGACATTGTCAAAACTGCCATGCTGGATGCAAGTGATACGATTGACAAACAGTTTCGCAATATGCCCCTAACTTGGGGCAGAGCATGGCAGAACTTCCTGAACTTTGTGACCAAGGCGCTTGAGCCAATATCGATTAAGATAAATCAGATAGTGAACTCGTCAGCTTTCCAACAATTTGCCCAAATTGTAGCCACGGTGCTTCAATATGTCGTCCAAGCGGTTATCTTTGCCATGGATATGATTGGGGCTGTTTGGAATATGTTAGCTTCGATTGCTCAATTTGTTGCCGATAACTGGTCTGTCATTCAACCGATTATTATTGCTGTGGCATTCGCTATTGGTACTTATATAGTCGCAATGAACGCAGCGGAAATCGCCACTAAACTATTTAGTATCGCTACCAACGTGGCTAAAACAGCAATGGCTGGTTTTAATGCAGTTATGGCAATGAATCCAATCATGTTAATTGTAATGGCAGTCATCATTCTTATTGGTCTATTTTATGCTTTGGTAACATGGTTTAACAATCTTACTGGCGCAGCTGTATCAGCTACAGGAATTATCATGGGAGCGATATTTGCCCTTGGAATGGTAATTTGGGATATACTTATTGGCCTCGTCAATGTAGCTATCTGGGTGATTAATATGATGCTACAGGGTGTTTTTTGGTATGTGAATACCGCAATAGCATTCTGGATGTTCCTCTATCAGGCCATCTTAACTATTTTGATAGGTATCTTGGACTTTATCGACTGGTTCGTTACGGGAGCTATTAACCTCTGGAATGAGATGGTATTCTTTTGCCAGAGCGCTTGGTACGATATTGCTCAAGGTGGTAGAGGAATGGCGGTCGCCATCGCTGGATTTGTAGATAGCATGGTCAATAGTGTTATCGGTGCAGTCGAGGGCATGATTAACTCTGTCCTTGGTGGGTTTAATAAAATGATTGGCTTCTTAAATGGGTTCGGTCTAAATCTAAGTGCTGTTGGAACGGTTTCTCTTGGTCGGACGAACTTTGCCGGTGATATTGCGAACGCCATTGACAGCATGGAAAAACCAGTCAAGAAGACTTTTGAAGGTCTGCATTTGGCAGATGGTCTGAAACAACATAAGGCCAGCTTAAGTACTCCGCACCTTGACGCTCCGCAAATTGGTTATTTAGAGGGAGGGAGCGTTCTTGGAGCCTTTAATAACGGCTATAAATTCGGCCAAGGTATTGACAAGGCTGTCGGTGGTTTCTTCAAAGGAGCTGGAGATGCCAATGGTGCAGGAAACAATTTCTTGGGTGACCAAAGAAAGACACCTTATGAACTAAGCCCAGCAAGTTCAGCACCTGGACAAGGAGACGGAGGAAAAGATGGCGGTCACAATCCAACTGGTGGTAAATTAGATAAAGTCGGAAAGATTGAAGATGAAATCAAACTGGACGATGAATACATCAAGCTGATTAAGGACGTTGCGACCATGAAGTGGCAACAGAATTTCATTACCTTGAAACCAGAGATTGTCACCAACATTGACTCCATTAACAACGCTGGCCAGTATGCCAACGTATTGGATGATTTGAATGCAACGATTGTAGACGCTTTGAATAATGGCGCTGACGGACTCATGGCTTACTAGGAAGGAGGTAGCAGATGTTTATATTTATTGAAGGCATTAAATTGCCAGTGAATCCAGAAGAAATCAAATTGGAGGACAAACAAGGAATTGAGACAGTCGCTATCATCGATACTGGTAACGTTCCGCTTGTCGGAAATCCAGAGCTTCAATCGATTGAGTTTGAATCTTTTATTCCTAGTGGAAGGTACGATGGGAACTACCAACGGAATAGCCGTGTTTCTCCAGAATCCTTTGTATCATCTATTCGTAAATTTAAGACGGAAGGCACTCCTATTCAACTCATGATTGGGGGTGCTTTTGGTTCTGCTATTAACGGGAAATTTCTAGTGGAGCAGTTCGATGTCTCTACCAAGACAGGATATGAAAACGACCTGATTTATAAGATTAAGTTCTTACAATATCGGTCTCACAAACCACGAAAGGTCACCATCAAAGACAAACAAGCGCTTGAGGCTACTAAAAAGAAGCCGCAGGCGAAAGCTACTGAAGAACGTAGCCCTACAACAGAGAAACCTGCTCAAAAAAGCCATACGGTTGTGAGCGGTGATACTCTTTGGGGGATTGCTCAGACCTTTTACGGAGATGGCAGCCGATATACTGAAATTTACGAAGCCAACAAAGACAAAATCAAAGACCCTCATTGGATTTACCCTGGACAGGAGTTTGTGATACCATGATGCAATTATTCTATCAGAACAATAAAACTGGAGATACATGGGATTTAGCAACTGTGTCTGATAAGGTTGAGTTCAAGACAACTAGAAAAGGGTCAGCTTGGAGCGTGGAGATTACCTTATACAACTCTACAAAAGTAGCTTTTGAATACGGTTCTCCACTTGCTTTCAAGCTAGATGATAAAGAGGTATTCTTTGGTTATTTGACGAAAATCAAGTACGAAAAAGATACCAAAACAACCTTGACCTTCCACGACCAGATAAAGTACTTATTACGCAATATCAATTTCGTTGCCAGGGATAAAAACGTTAATCAAATCGTCTCGGCAATCGCAGGAGATTTTGATTTGAAGATTGGGGAACTAAAGGCCCCAGCCGTGACCTTATCCCCTCAACTAAAAGAGGATAAAAAGGCTTTGGACATTATTCAGGAGGCCATGGACGAGACCTTGGTGCAAAGTGGAGAATTGCTGGTTTTGTATGACAAGTTCGGAGAGTTGACACTAACGACTCCGAAAAACTTACCAATCCAGTACATTATCGGGAATGAATCCTTTATGTCTAGCTTTGAGTTTGAAGGTTCGATTGAGGATAGTGCTAATATTGTTCGCTTGATCCAAGAGAACAAAGAAACCAAAAAGAGAGAGGTCTACATCTATCAGGACAGCTACAATATCGGCGCTTGGGGAAAACTCCAGTACATGAAAAAAGTGGATGAGAAAGCAACTGAGGGGCAAATCAAGCAATGGGGCGAAATGCTCTTGAAGATGAAAAACCGTCCCAAAGAAACTTTCAGTCTGAAAGCCGATATTGGAAGTATTGACTTTTTAGCAGGTCATGCAGTCTATGTGGATGTTAAGGATATTGAGAAGAAGGGGTGGTATGTCATTGAAGAGGCAACTCATTCTTTTAGCGATAAAAAACATACGATGGAAATTAAATTATTCATGGCAGGAAGTGAGTAGATGGAAGTAATAGAAAATCTAAAGAAATTGATTAGTAATTTCATTGAAAATCGCCAGTTCGCAAAGATAACGACTGGTGTTGTTTTATCGGTTTCTCCCCTCAAAATCCAATTGACCAATGAATTGATTTTGGATGATTCTATGCTTGCTGTCACCTGGACCGATGAAACATTGGATCCTGAGTACGTTGGGCAAACCCTTCATCTCATCAGACAAGATGGTGGAGGGTTTTATTATGTCTTGTACAAGAAGATTTTCCACTACAAGCGCAAAGTGAAAGGGGGTTCTGATGAATGAGTACTCCTAAAACAAACTTTTTAAACATCGCTAAAAATGTTGTTGAAGCTAAGAAACAACCTAGCTTGACACTAGATGAAACCAATATCTTGCTAGAAACAGATGGCATCCATGCTTTGAAGCAATCAATCAGACGCATGCTGACAACTGAACGGTTCATCTATACGATTTATGACCATCGGTACGGTGTAGAGTTAGATGATTTATTCGGTGGGGATATGGATTATGCCCAGATGGATATTGCACGACGTATAAAAGAAGCCTTGTATGAAGATGACAGGATTCATGAGGCTCACTCTTTTTCTACCAAGGTAAAGAAAGATGAGTTTTATGTGCAGTTCATGGTTGATAGTGATTTTGGAACATTTGAGATGAATTTGGAGGTAAAGCGATGATTAAGGTAAAAACATATCCAGAAATTTTAGAGGATATGCTGGCCTTGTTTGATGACAAGTATGACAAAAGACAAGGATCTGTCTTGTACAATCTAGTTGCGCCTGCAGCTCGAGAAGTTGCCATTCAGTATACGGTCTTAAAATCGTATGAGGAAGTCAACTTTTTAGATACGAGTACAGGAATTTTCTTAACTCGTTTGTGTAGGCAGTTCGGAGTTGAACGCTTGCCAGCCACGGCATCAGTTCGATTGGTTCAATTCAAACAGGAAATCCCACTCGGAACTCGTTTCAGTGTGGTTAATAGTGAGTATAATTTCCGTGTTTTGGAACGCCGCTCTGGATTCGAGTATAGCGTAGTAGCTGAACAAGTCGGAAATGCACCTAACTATGTAAGAGGGCAACTCATTAATATTGATGTATTGAGCGACTTTAAAGGGGCAGAAATTGGCTCTGTTATCGTCGTAGGCGAAGATGAAGAGACGGATAAACAACTCCGTAAACGGACCATTGAGTATCTGAAAACACCAACTTTAAACGGGAACATTGCCCAATACAAGAAATGGGCAAGTGAGTTCGTTGGTGTTGGTTCAGCACTTATTGAACCGCTCTGGAAGGGCGAAAATACAGTACGTGTATCGATTACAGATGCTGACGGTAACGAAGCTAGTTCAGAGCTGGTTAAGAAGTTTAAGAATTACTTGGATCCTGAACCAAGTGGCCATGGGCTAGGCGTAGCTCCTATTGGCGCTTATGTGACTGTTCAGTCTGTAAATGGCTACGACGTTCGTATTGTTGCAACTATCAAGATTGATGAAGATGTAGATGTTGAAACAATCAAGAACGAGGCGAAAGTTCAACTCATTAAATACTTACGTGAAGAAGCATTTGAAGAGAAAGAGGTTCGAAACTATAAAGTTGCCACAATCATTGACAGAATTAATGGGGTTCGAGATGTGGACCGTATTTTGTTGAATGATAGGGAACAAAGTATTGAGCTTTCTACCAACATGCTTCCGAAACTAGCGGAGGTAACCATCAATGTCACAAGTTAGATATCGTATGTTATCGGCTTTGCCAGAGGTCTTAGATCCAACAATCAATGATTTGTTTGAAACTGAGATTCCAGAGCTGGAATTGATTACAGACTTAATCTTTGACACAAGACGGTTGATGTTGTTGCCAGAAGCGACTGAAGACTGGATTACACGTTGGGAAAAAGCTTTGCAGGTAAAACCGAAAACAATTGATTTGGAAGAGCGAAGGCGGTATCTAATCACTTTAATTTCTTCCAAGATTAAAATCAACTCAGTGAGTTTACAAAAAATTACAAAGAGCTTTACGAATGTCAATAACTTAGTAACGGTCAAGGGTTCAGCGGTACATATCCGATTTTTAGGAGAATTACCAACTGGATATTTGAACCGTTTTTTAAAGTATGTGCGTGAATTGATTCCTGCTCATTTAGGAATCCAATTCTCAGTTGAAGCGCCAATGATGAACACAATTTATATTAGCGCTCATACATTCAGTGATATTCGTTCAGTTCGATTTGAATAGGAGGAAATAAATGGGATATTTTATCCAGCCTATTGTGACCGATAAAGCAATCAGTGAAACGGTCCTAGCGATTCAAAATAGAGAACCACTGGTTTTCACTCGAATAGCTTTGGGTAGTGGCCGGCATCGGACGTACGCTGGCAAGAAAAATGACGTAGCTCAAATAGTTCATTCTTTGCAAGTGACACAGTCCTTATCAACTGATGTAGCTGATACGATTCGTCTCACAGCGAGGTTTGATAACTCACGAATTGAGCGTGAAATGATTGTGAACGAAATCGGTGTATTTGCAAAACGTGGAAATAACGAAGAATTCATGTACATGTATACTTGGGCAGAACAGGGGGATGTGATTCCTCCCAAAACATCTGCTTATGTATATCGAGACTATGATTTCAATACAACTATCAGCAAGAATAGTCAGATTACCATTCAATACAATGCGACTGACTTGGTTTATGCAACTGTCCCTGAATTGAAAGCGACAGAAAGGAAGTTGCAGACTAATATCGATGATCATATTAGAGATGCTGCCCGTCACGTTTCCGACCAAGAACGGACACGTTGGAATGGGAAAGCCGACGCAAGTCACAGGCACAAGGTTGCAGACATCGACGGTCTTGAAGCGATTATCGGCAACCAAACAACAAACAAAGCGAATCAAGCAGACCTAACTGCTCACATTCAAAACCAAAACAATCCACACAATGTCACTAAGCAACAAGTGGGACTAGGAAACGTCACGAATGTTGAGCAAGCAAGTAAGCAAGATTTTAACAATCACGCAACTAATCACAACAATCCGCATGGAGTGACGAAATCCCAAGTTGGTCTAGCAAATGTGACGAACGTGGAACAAGCCAGCAAGACCGATTTTGACGCTCACGCAAGAGATACGACTAAACACGTTACTCAACAAGAGAGAACTGCTTGGAATGGTAAGGCAGATGGTCGTGCGTTGACAGACCATACAGGGAACAGGAACAATCCTCACGGTGTGACCAAGACTCAGGTTGGTCTAGGGAATGTAGATAACATCAAACAAGCAAGCTATGAGTCTGTAGAGGACTTGAAGCGTGAGTTCAAGGAATACGAAGATAGACTAAACGCTATCGAGTACATGTTCTTGCAGAATGATTTCACGGCACCGATTCGGACGGAAGACGGTACAGAACATACCTTACTTGCGGATGAAAACGGTCATATGATTGTCGCAGATTGGAAATATAGAATGGAGGTATAATATGGCAGTAATTAGTACACAGACACGAAAAGTAACCGACTTGCCACAGGCTAGTCAGGTCAATAACTCGGACACAATCATGATTCATGATGGTCGTGGGTTGAAAAAAGTGTCTGTTGAAACATTTAAAGACGGAGTGAGCCCAACTCCACCAACCGCAACATCAGGCTCGAACGGAGTCGTAAGGCCAGATAACTCAACAATTACCATTACTAGTTCTGGAATTTTGAGTGTTAATCGCTCGGCTCTTGGATTGAATGGTCCGGAGATTGTTGCAAACAAACTGACTAACCAAAACGGGAATCAGCAAATGAAGTATTGGTATGGGTCAAAAACGCAATATGACGCGGTGATAACGAAAGACCCCAACACAATCTATGATGTGTATGAGTAGGTGATACGATGGCTACAAGAGAAGGAATCTATGTCGAAGGGCATGAGATTGTAGAGCGTTATGTTGGGAATCGGTTAGTGTGGCAAAAATTTATTTTTGTAGAGAAAGGGATTTTTAGTTATGTTGCTAGTGGTGAAAAAGACCTCTATGTAAATAATACTCAATCAGGATATGTGCTTTTGTCAATAGTTGATGTTTATAGAATAAAGGGTGACGTTAAGTTAGAAAGGAATGGTGTCTCCTTCCTAAATGTCAAAATTAAACAACAAGTCAATTATTTTGATGGTAAAAGTGATTTTATTATGTCATTTCCGACCAGGGAGGAAAGAGACAAGTATTTAGCCCAACCTGGCGAAACAAAATTTTATAAAAAGAGAGGCAAATAAACATGGAATTTGTATTAGTAAATAAATTTTTTAGAGTTGGCAAGACGGAAGTCTCTATTCAATGTGACAAGCCGTTTACTTTTTTCACTCGTGAGTTGGAGGGTGACCGCTTGGGTGATACGGATGAAACGCTCATTGAAGCGGTCAAAGAGATTCTACGCACTGAACTTGACCCGACAAATGCCATTGTCAAAAACAAAGAACAACTGGCTAAAACGACGGAAGCACTGGAGAGAGCCAATCAGCTCATGGATGGCATGCAGAAGGTCAATCTCCAGAATGCTCAGGATATTGAGGATATCTTAGCGCGATTGGAAGAGCTGGAAGCTCAAGGAGAGCCTGACCGGGTGGAGAAAGAGGAGGCAGGAGAGAACGACTCTCAGGCTACGGACACAGAAAACCAAGCTGATGAACCAGCACCAGCGCAGCCAACTACTGAACAACCAGTGGCAGAAGCACCTACACAACCAACCCCAGCGGTAGAAGATAACAAAGAAAGCGAGAAAGAAGATGACATTTCTGAAACGACAAACCAGGAGAGCCCTAGTGAAGACAATGGAGGTAGCAGCAATGAGTAAGATTACACTAGACCAAGCAAAAATTGACATGTACATCAACCTACTGGAACGTGGAGCAATTGACTTTTCATGGGTACATAAACGCTGGAAAGACCGTGTGCGCAAGGAATTGAAGCGACGTGGTTTGATCCATCTGGCAAACTAGCGAGGTGCTTATGACAGAGATTGAGCACTTATTGATTCGGTTTCTCTTTTCTCTGATTCCTGTGGTTGTCTTGTACTTTTCCATGAAGGACAGGGCAACCAAGCAGGAAAATCGCATTACAGCCATAGAAAAAGACATTGAGAACTTACGCGAATTTCGAATGTCGGCTAACAAAAGATTAGATAACCATGACGAACAAAATAAGGCTATTCTGGTGCTAGCTGAACAGGTCAAATCACTAGGCGAAGATGTGAGAGAACTGAAAACCTTGATACAAAGTAAACAGTAAAGAAAGAGGTGCAGAATGGTCTGTAATCTCAATATGACCAATCTCGCACAGATTGACGGTGGTCACCTGATTAAGCAAGGGGACTTAGCTTCCACCTTTGGTTTTGCCCTCTTAGACGAAGACTACCAAGTGATCTCTTCTCTGGAAGGGGAGGAGGCGCTGATCAGTCTGACCAAGGAGGGCTACCAGTGGAAGAAGCAGGTAGCTGTTACCAGTCAAGGTGTGAGTTTCCATCTGGACGCTATCTTGTCGATTGGGAGTTATCGCTTGGAGATCACGGCTGGAGGCTATGTTTTCCCCAGTGATAAATCTGTCCATATCAAGATAGTCGCCTCAGATAAGGAATTGGTCACAGAAGAAGTCCATGCTTTAAAGGAGCTGGACATCGCAAAAGAAGTCGAAAAACAGCTTGCAGGTAGAACTGTAGGCGTGACTGGAGCATGTCAGGAAATCCCAGACTTGCTCACGTACTATAACTTAGGAAAGGTGTAAAACATGGATACAAGTAAATGGATTGCATTCGCTCAAGCATTGGGAGCGGATAACAAGACAATGAAGCAGTTAATCGATACGAAGATTGACAACGCTACTTTAATGCAGGCTATCGAGCAGGCTAAAACCGAAGTCAAAAACGACATTTTGGGCGAGGGTGTCCCTGAAAACCTTGACACACTTAAAGAAATCGCTCAGATGATTGCCAGCATGAGTGGCGATACTGAAGGCGCAGTTGTTCAAAAACTAGCCGACCTCGGCCGTCGTATTGACGAGTTTGCCAATCTTGATTTGGTCGCAACCTATAATGCAGCGAAAGCGTGATTGCTATGAGCAATTTAGAGGAATTTGCTCAAGCGGTTGGCCGTGATGTGAAGGTGCTGAACCAAAAGCCTGAACCAAGGCTGATCTTGACAGGAAATACCCTCGGTATTGTTGGGGGTAATAATGTCACTCTACCGCTACCTGATAATGTAGGCCATGAAATCCGTGGCACAGGCTCACCGGAAGGGCGTATCACTGCCGAAATCGGAACGACCTATATCGATGTTAACGCGACCAATGGCGCTCTTAAGTGGATAAAAGAAAAAGGTAGTGGCAACACAGGTTGGCGTGTTTTGATTGGTGATACAGGTTGGAGAACGTTAAATGTTCTGAATAAGTTAGGAAACGCTAAAATTCAAATCAGAAGAATTAACGATGAAGTTATTGTTAAATTTGATGGGCTATCATACGGCTGGTTTGGAATGAAACCAATATCTCAACAGAGCGGTAATATCATTAATAAAACAATCGGCTCAAAGAAGTATACGTGGGTCAAAGTAGATATAGGTAAAGGAAACGAGGTTATTCCAAAAGGATTTAGAAGCTCTAGCTCAATACTCTCAGGATTATATGGAGATTTAGGAGATTTATTAGGTAGCACTTATTTAGGAGGAACATCGGATCAAAACGCTCTTCAATTGAGATACGCTATGCCAAAAGAAGAAGTAACAGATACTATACTATCTCAAATACGAGTTAGTCCTATCGTATTCACAACCGATGACCCGTGGCCAGCAACATTGCCATAAAAGAAAGGAAAAACATATGACACAATTTAATGAATTTATTGTCGCTTTTGCGACAGGCTTTTTAGCAGTAGCAGTAGGCAGTATCGTGAAAGCAGTGAAAGAGTATCTTTTACGCAAAGGCGGAGAGAAAGCTGTAAAAATCGCTGAAATCCTAGCTAAAAACGCGGTGCACGCCGTGGAGCAGGTAGCTCAGGAAACAGGCTACAAAGGTGATGAAAAGCTAGAACAAGCTAAAGTACATATGCTTGCAGAACTTAAAAAGTATAATGTCACTATGACTAATAGAGAGCTTGAAATGTTTGTAGAATCAGCAGTGAAGCAGATGAATGACGCATGGAAGGAGTAAGTATGTCCAAGAAACAAGAAATGATTCAATTCTTCATCGATAAGGCCGACGCTGGCGATGGAGTTGACAATGATGGAGCTTATGGCTTCCAGTGTGCTGACGTGCCTTGTTATGGGTTACGTCATTGGTACGGCGTGACCCTTTGGGGCAACGCTTATGACTTGCTTGAATCGGCACGTTCACAAGGTCTGAAAGTCGTGTATGACACTGACTATCCAAAGGCTGGTTGGTTCTTCGTGAAATCCTATGTAGCTGGCGACGGTGTCAACTACGGACATACAGGTCTTGTCTACGAGGACTCAGACGGATATACCATCAAGACGATTGAACAGAATATTGATGGCAATTGGGACTACTTAGAAGTAGGTGGTCCTTGTCGCTACAATGAGCGCTCTGTAAGTGAAATCGTTGGGTATATCGTACCGCCTGAAGAAGTCGAAACTGGCTGGCAACAGAACCAGTACGGTTGGTGGTGGGTTCGTGAAGATGGCTCATACCCAACTGATAAATGGGAGAAAATCAACGATGCTTGGTACTATTTTGATGATAAAGGCTTCATGAAACGCAGTACATGGTTGAACTACAAGGAAGCTTGGTACTGGTTCAATGATTCAGGATCTATGGCCACTGGCTGGGCTCGTATCAACAACGCTTGGTATTACTTTGATGAAGACGGCAAGATGCTCACTGGTTGGATTAAGCACAAGCAGACCTGGTACTATCTTGATAGTAAGAACGGGAACATGGTATCAAACTCATTTGTCCAGTCAGCTGATAAAAAAGGCTGGTACTACCTCAAGGCAGACGGAACAATGGCAGACAAGCCAGAGTTTGAAATTGAGCCAGACGGGCTCATTACGACAAAATAA